GAATACGAACTTAGAGACCACTTTAAGTTTGAGGTTCCTAATGCAAAATTTATGCCACAATATCGTGGAAGGAATTGGAACGGAGAGATTCACCTTTACGATATGCGGTCTAAACAGATCTATGTTGGTCTGTTAGATAAGATTGTTCAGTTCTGTGATAACTACGGATACAGTTATAAGTTTGAAGATAATAAATTTTATGGTACACCATTTGAAGAGAATGACAATATCTCTTTAGAAGGTGTCAAGGATTATATGTATTCTATTTGTTCTCATACTCCTCGTAAATACCAAATTGAGGGAGTATACGGTGCTCTAAAGCACAATAGAAAGCTATTGATAAGCCCCACTGCTTCTGGCAAATCATTGATGATCTATTCTCTCGTAAGATATTACGTAGACCGAGGAGAAAAAATTCTTTTAGTTGTTCCCACGACATCTCTTGTAGAGCAGATGTACAAGGATTTTCTTGATTATGGTTGGGATGCTGATTCATATTGTCACAAAATTTATTCTGGTAAGGAAAAGAGTAATGAATCTCCAGTGACAATTACAACTTGGCAATCTGTATATAAACTAGAGAGATCTTTTTTTGAAGACTATGGTGTTATTATAGGTGATGAAGCACATTTATTCAAGTCTAAATCATTGATTAATATCATGACTAAACTTCATCATGCAAAGTATAGATTTGGATTTACTGGTACTTTAGACGGCACACAGACGCACAAGTGGGTATTAGAGGGATTGTTTGGACCATCATACAAAGTAACCAGAACTGATGAGTTGATGAGACAGGGACATCTATCTCAGTTAGATATTCAGTGTCTTGTTCTCAAGCATAAACCACAAACGTTTGAAACTTATAATGATGAAATTGAATATCTTATCTCTCATGAGCAAAGAAACCGTTTCATTAAAAATCTAGCACTTGACCTTAAAGGAAATACTCTCATTCTTTTTGCAAGAGTCGAAGCACATGGACAGGTTCTCTACGATGAGATAAATAATAACAAGCGAGGTGACCGTAAGGTATTTTTTATACATGGCGGAGTAGATGCAGTAGAAAGAGAACAAGTACGAGAAATAACTGAAAAAGAAAACAACGCCATCATTGTTGCTTCTTATGGAACTTTTAGTACAGGTATCAATATTAAAAAACTCCATAATGTTATCTTTGCCTCTCCAAGTAAGTCCAGAATCCGCAATCTTCAGAGTATTGGACGAGTTCTTAGAAAAGGAAAAGATAAAGTAAAAGCAACTCTGTATGACATCTCAGATGATTGTTCCACCAAGTCTAGACGAAATTACACACTCAACCATTTCATAGAAAGAATTAAAACTTATAATGAAGAAAATTTTAATTATGAAATAATCACTATTCAACTAAAAGTATGATAGAAGACGATTTTTATGCAACATTAAAACTAAAGACTGGGGAAGAACTTTTTGCAAAAGTTGCTGCCTCAGAAGAAGATGATAGAACGATGCTCATCGTTTCTAATCCAATCATTGTTGATGAAATTAAAAGTAAAATGGGTATTGTTGGATATAAGGTAGAACCTTGGTTAAAAACAACCACAGAAGATATGTTCATAATTAATATGAACGACGTTCTCACCCTATCAGAATCATCTGATATAGAAATGATTATGATGTATCAAGATTACATAAGGTCTTCTGACAAAACTACTCCTAACGAATCTAAGATTAATCGTAGAATGGGTAGGATTGGTAATGTCAATGATGTAAAAGAACTATTAGAAAAGATATACAAGAGCAATAGCTAAGCCATTCCTATCAACCTCCACAAAGGTATTCTACTGTATTTTTAGTACTTGTCAAGTGTTTATTAAAATGATATAATTAATAGATATTATGATATAAACTTATGATAAGACCCATGGCAAAGAGAAAACGGTCAGAACATTACGTTAACAATAAAGAGTTTTTGGCAGCACTCATCAAGTATCGTGAAGATAAAGAAATTGCTTTAATTAGAGATCTTCCTAAACCTCCTATCCCTCGCTACATTGGGGAGTGTTTCTTGAAGATTGCAAATCATCTATCATTCAAACCAAACTTCGTCAACTACATGTTCAAAGAGGACATGATCTCTGACGGAATTGAGAACTGCGTTCAGTATATACATAACTTTAACCCAGAGAAATCCCAGAATCCCTTTGCGTATTTCACTCAGATTATTCATTACGCTTTTCTGCGTCGTATTCAGCGAGAGAAAAGACAGTTAGAAATCAAGAACAAGATTATTGAACGGTCTGGTTACAGTGAAGTGTTTGACGACAACAACACTCTTGACGGATCGAATTACAGCGACTATAATAGTATCAAAGACGCTGTGCATTCCAAGCTCCGTAATTGATGAAAGTTGCAATCATTACCGATCAACACTTTGGTGCTCGCAAGAACTCTAAGTTATTTCATGACTATTTTCTGAAGTTCTACAATGACGTGTTCTTTCCTTATTTGGAAGAGCATGGAATTACTACAGTTGTAGATATGGGAGATACCTTCGATAGTCGTAAAGGTATTGATTTTTCTTCTCTTGCTTGGGCAAAAGATAATTATTATGATCGTCTTATGGACATGGGAATCCAAGTTCATACTATTGTTGGAAATCATACAGCATATTACAAAAATACTAATGAAGTAAATGCAGTTGATCTTCTTCTTCGTGAATATCGCAATGTAATTGTTTACTCCGAAACTGTTGAAGTTAAACTGGATAAATTAAAAGTATTGTTTATTCCGTGGATTAATAAGGAAAATGAAGAAAGCACTTTTAAACTTATTAAAGGTTCAACTTGCAAGTGCGCGATGGGGCACCTTGAGCTTAACGGATTTAGAGCTCATAGAGGGTGCGTCATGGACCATGGTCATGCAAGCGAATTATATTCAGAGTTCACCAAGGTCTTCAGCGGTCACTACCACACTCGATCGGATGATGGACGGATCTATTACCTGGGAAATCCATACGAAATGTTCTGGAACGATTGCAGTGATAGGAGAGGATTCACCATCTTTGATACAGAAACTCTGGAACATTTTCACGTAGATAATCCTTATAGACTTTTTTATAATATCTATTATGAAGATACTCCGCATCAACTCTTTGATTCTAGTGAGTATGAGAACAAAATTGTAAAGGTAATTGTTCGTAAGAAAACTGATACGAAAAACTTTGAAAAGTTTATTGATAAATTGTACTCCAGTGGAGTTGCAGATTTAAAAGTAGTAGAGAGTTTCGTCTTACAAGAGTCTGAAGAGTTTGAAGTCTTTGAATCTGAGGATACTCTGTCTATCTTGGATAGATATATTCAAGAAGCAGAAATCGATCTTGATAAAACGGTCATCCAGAATATAATGAAGGAGACCTATCAAGAAGCATGTGAACTGATTTGAGATGTATATATTAACGATCTATGGAAAAGAAACTGATGGAGCATATTCGGTAGTAGATGATGAAGGAGAACAGATTCTTTATCTGTTTGAAGGCGAAGACGATGCCATGAGATATGCTATGATGCTAGAGGACGAAGGTAGTCCCGATATGCATGTCATAGAAATTGAAGATAAGATAATGATAAAAACATGCGAAATGCATGACTATAAGTATGCTATCATTAGCAAAAACGACCTTGTAATTCCTCCTAAAGAGACACATGATTTTATTTGAAAAGGTTCGTTGGAAGAACTTTTTATCAACTGGAAACCAATATACTGAAATTTGTTTCACAGAGAACACCACTAATATTGTTATCGGCACTAACGGTGCAGGTAAGAGTACAGTATTAGATGCTCTTTGCTTTTCCTTATTTGGAAAACCTTTTCGTAAAATCAATAAACCTCAACTTGTTAACTCTGTCAATGAAAAGGACTGTAATGTAGAAGTTGAATTTTCTATTGGTAGTGTGGAATGGAAAGTTGTGCGAGGAATCAAACCAAACCTGTTTGAAATCTATCGCGATGGTAATCTTCTTAATCAATCTGCAGCAGCATTAGACCAACAGAAATGGTTGGAGCAGAATGTTTTGAAGATGAACTATAAATCTTTTACTCAGATTGTAATTTTGGGTAGCAGCACCTTCGTGCCTTTCATGCAATTGACTGCTGCTAATCGTAGAGAAGTTATTGAGGACCTTCTTGATATTAGAATATTTTCATCAATGAATAATCTAATCAAAGATAAGATTCGTAGTGTCAAAGAAGAAGTTAAAGTCTTTGAATTGAAGAAAGATTCTCTTTCCGATAAAGTAAATATGCAGGAGAACTTTATCGAAGAACTTGAGAGTCGTGGAAAAGAGAATGTAAAGAATAAAGAAAGTAAGATTCAAGAACTTCTTGTCGAAGAGAATAACTTGATGAATGGTAATGCTGTCATAGAAGAAGATGTATTTAAATTGAATAAAGAGATTGAAGAAGTAACTGGAGCAACTAGTAAACTTCGCAAACTAGGAAATCTTAAAGGTAAGATTTCTAACAAAGTATCAACTATTACTAAGGAACATAAATTTTTTACAGAGAATACGGTCTGCCCCACCTGTAATCAAGACATTGAAGAGACCTTCAGAATAAATAGGATTAACGACGCTCAAAATAAAGCGAAAGAGTTGCAATCTGGTTATAAAGAACTAGAGCAGGCAATTAAAGAAGAAGAAGAGCGAGAGCGTCAATTCACAATTCTATCTAAGGAGATTACTACACTCACACATGGCATTTCTCAAAACAATACTAAGATCGCTGGATGTCAACGGCAAGTCAGGGATCTGGAATCGGAAATTCAAAGAATTGCCGATAACATTGCAAACAGAAATACTGAGAATGAAAAGTTAGCAACCTTCAAGGATAATTTACAAACTACATACGAAGAACTCGCTCAACGAAAAGATACGATTAACTATTACGATTTTTCGTATAGTTTGCTGAAAGACGGTGGAGTCAAGACTAAAATTATTAAGAAGTATCTTCCTCTGATAAATCAGCAAGTCAATAAGTATCTGCAACTTATGGACTTTTATATTAACTTCTCTCTTGATGAGGAGTTTAACGAAACTGTCCAGTCCCCAATTCACGAAAACTTTTCTTATGCTTCTTTCAGCGAGGGAGAGAAGATGAGAATTGATTTGGCATTATTGTTTACCTGGAGAGAGGTAGCAAGAATGAAGAACTCTGTCAACACAAATCTACTCATCATGGATGAGGTATTTGATAGTTCTTTGGATGGTCTTGGTACAGAAGACTTTTTAAAAATTATTAGATTTATTGTCAAAGACGCAAATATATTTGTTATCTCGCATAAGGAGTCTCTGCATGATAAGTTTGATCAGGTAATAAAATTTGAAAAGGTAAAGGGATTTAGTAGGATGGTTCTTTAATGCCTACTTTTATCCATAAGGATACGAGTAAGAAAGTATTCTTTGCCCACATACCTAGAACAGCTGGAAGATTTGTAGAAGCAAACCTTCTTGCTAATGGATTTGAGTGGGGAGAAAGTCATATGGATACTGGTCTTGGGGTTATGTCTGTAGTCAATGGTGTGGAGATCGCACACTATCATCGTGACCACTATCATAATTATTTGGATGTAGAAAATATTCCACATTTCTCTATTGTTAGAAGTCCTATCACCAGATTTATTTCTGGTTCGGTTTATCTAAAGAGAACATATGGAAATGATATTCAATCAGTCATGGAAGACCCCATGATGTTTGCATCAATGATTCAGAATCTTCCCTTTGAGGGAGCATGGAATTGGTACAGACCACAGACTGATTTTCTGACTAACAAGACTCACGTCTGGAAATTTGAAGATAATATTGGTGATGAGTTTGTGTCTTGGTTGAGTGAGATTATCGGAGTTGACCTGAAGTTTCGGGATGATATTGATTATCCTAAGTCTGGAGATGAAGGAAATAAATTGAAGGGTAGTCCAGCATTAGAGGTGAACATTCGTTCTTGCTATAGAAAAGACTTTGAAGTTTTGTATAAAGATGTATAGATTATATTAAGTATAACAAGAACTTCATTAAGTTAGCATACGCACACTAAATAATAACAGAATTGGAGAAATGGATGTAGTAAACTCTCTTTATTATTTTTTCATGAGGAGGACATCATGCACAATCTAGTATCATTTAATCAATTAGCAGACTGGACTAGGAGTCTTAACAAACTTAGTAAAACTTTAGACACTACAATGGAGGAGAGCGATCAAATCAACGATTATTACGAATGTTTAATCGACTGTAGTGATAACCAAGCAACATGTAAACGAATTTGCAGACCAATTTTAACGACCTGACCGAGACCAACCAATTGGAGAACTGTCACCTAATACCCCTGCCGTAAGGTGGGGGTTTGGTATTATAGGTACATACGAGACAAACCTATGGCAGTCAAGCACGAAATCAAATCACAACTTGCTAAACTTCTTGCTACTGAGGATTTGATTGTAGAGCATAAGAACTGTGAGACTGCCTGCTTTAATGTTCACACCCGTGTTCTGACTCTTCCCATGTGGGACAAGGCAAGTAACACCGTATACGATCTTCTGGTGGGTCATGAGGTGGGACATGCACTATTCACGCCAGATGAAAACTGGTTAGAGAAAGTAGCAATTCCTCCCCAGTTTGTGAACGTAGTTGAAGATGCTCGCATTGAAAAAATGATGAAGCGCAAATATGCTGGACTAGCAAAAACTTTCTACCATGGCTACAAGGAACTACAAGCAGAAGACTTTTTCTCTATATCTGACAGCAATGTTGCTGATCTTAATCTTGCTGATCGTGCAAATTTATACTTTAAGGTCGGTAATTTTGTAGATTGTTGCTTCAAAACATTTGAAGAAAAAATAATCATTCAAAAAATTTCTGAGACAGAAACGTTTGATGATGTATTGAGAGTTGCTGAAGAATTGTATCTGCACTGTAAGAATGAGAAGGAAGAAGAAAAAGTAGATGATATGCCAATGCCACCTAATGAAATGGGTGGAGAGTCTGAACAACCTGCAAATGAACCAGTAGAGCAGCAGAATTCTCCTGGAGAGGGTTCTGGTGACTCCATGACTCATGAGGAAATGCTTGAAGAGGCACAACGTAGGGAATCTGCTTCTGCTACCTTAAATGATGAGCCTGAAATTCAAACTGCTGATGCCCTCCAAGAAAACCTGCAAGATCTTGTAGACACTGATAGTCGTGAGAACGTGTATGTTGAGATTCCTCAGGTTGATTTGAAGTATATTATTGCCAAGAACGAAGATATTCATAAAGAGATTAATGGGTGGTTTAATCATCAGAACAATCAGTTCACCCATAATATTTTTGAGAGTAGTGATGGAGAGTTTGTCAAGTTCAAACGTAATGCTCAGAAAGAA